ACACAAATTTACCAATAAACTCCAATTATATTATATCCCCACCTCTATTCTTCTAACATATATATATAAAAAAAATATACATAGTATATATATAATTGCAATTCATTGGTAAAATTAAAAATACGGACTATGCTATAAATAAAAAACCGCATACCTCATAAATTTACAAGATATGCGGATATAATCCAGTATAGCATAGCAATTTTTGTTTTACAAGTCTGCCAAATCCTTTGCTGTAAGACCCTTTGATTTAAGCATAGCAAGTAATTCCTTGTCAACTTGGCGTTGTGCTTTGCGTTTGCTCTTTTCTTCCTCGGAAAGTGGTTGTCGTGTGCTGTGTCCGTTCAAGGTTTTCGCTTTTTCTCTCGCTACATTGTTAGCGTCCATCTTGAGCATACGTTGAACAAGAGATTTAACCTTATCTTCCCCTAACTCGTCAATACTATCCTTGACGCTATCAATAACAAGGTAGTCAAAACTGTAATATACATCTTCCTTGCTGTCAGGGTTTTTATAACTACCCTGTGCCTCAATAGTCTTTGCCATAGCATATCCTCGCTACGCTCGAAGTGAGCGTTGTTTGTATGCTATGCTATACCAGATTATCAATGAGCGATACTACATAGTAAGTATAACATATAAACTTGTGTTTGTCAAGGGCAAGGGCGAAAATAGTTTTGTCGTAAACCCTTATGGGTTAAGGGGTTACAATAACGCCCGAATTATTTTTACTAATATATCTATAAGGATATACGCCCTAACATAGTAATAAAACAAGGTTAGGGGTTACAAGGATAGGGGAGACCCCCCCATAGCATTGTAGTATTTTAGTTGACTCTACAATTTTTGCTACCAAGATTTAGGGTTTTATTCTAAATCATTATGGCAGAGCCACTTATGACAGATTTATCTCTAAATTCCCCTAAAAATATCGTCTTGACAAACACTAAAATATATGTTATACTCTAAGTAGGAAACGGAATAGGTTAAACATCTAAAATTACGAAGTTACGCTTTTCACTATATCTAAAATTACGAGGGTGTGCGATACCCACTATGTGAGATGAGGGCATCTAAGAGGCGAAAGCCCTGTAGTTAACTAATGACCTCAGTATCTGGAGAAATCCAACGGTTTAGCTGATCACTAAACTGAGGTCTATAACTTAAGCTTAAGAGGCAGACTGGCTCCTCAATGGAGTCTGGTTTGCCTCTGTTTCTTTATAAGGGAGAAATGGGCAATATAACTGGATACCTCGTGTATGTCTGCCCAGTATGTGGAAAGAGATTTGAGGCACACATCCACGGAGACGTCTATGAAAGGAAAAAACTATACTGTGTAAAAGATGGAAGTATCATGAACTGCACACTACAAGGAGTGAAACGTGCCGCTCACAAAGCCAAGAGAACTTAAGTCAGAGAATACCCTTGCACTTGAACCTGACAAGATGTCATCGAAGATACAGTTAATTATCCTAATGGATATTGCTGGATACCAAGGAAATCAAATAGCTGACAGCGTAGGACTCACGGCGAGTAGGGTTTCCATCATCCGTAACTCCCCACTATATCAACAGGAAAAGGATAGGAGACAGGAAGACTTTAATCAACAGGTTCTGGGGAAGAAGTCTGATAAACTGGTTGCTGGTGACCCTGTAGAGAACAAGATAAAAGACCTCGCCATGAATGCAGTATGTAAATACGAGGAACTGTTGAGTGGAGCCAAGTCTGAGTTTGTGGTTAAGGCTACTGCAGATGCCATATTAGATCGTGCAGGATATAAGGCACACACCGATAAGACAGTTGTGAGTGTTGAGGTAACAGAACGAATGGCGGATAGATTTGAGAAGGTGCTTAAGAGAACGGAGATAACTCATGAGAGTTAGCTTAACTGATAGGGAAAGGTGTGCCTATTTAGCTGGTATTATTGATGGAGAAGGGTGTATAGCTGTTATGAAGGAATATCATGAGAACTCTGGATCCACTTTTTATAGACCGAGAGTTTACATTACAAATACGAATAGGGATGTTATAGAGTGGATTGCGGAAAACTTTGGTGGTTTCATCTTTGTAAATAGACCAGAGGGAAACAGGAAAATCTCATATATGTGGCACATACATACAGTAGAGCAAATAAGCAAGTTAATACATAAGATATATCCCTTTCTAATTATTAAGAAAAAGCAGGCACAAACACTGCTATTTCTACTAAATAAGGATCCCTTAGAAACGGGTGAAGAGCAATACGAGGAAATGAAGAGATTGAATAGGAAAGGAAACACCGATGGACTTAGTGAAGATGTCAGAGAAACAGAGAGGCACACTTCGTAAGCAGTGTCTTCGTGAGCTGTTTTCGTATTGCATAGCTGTTTGTGGATACGATGATATAATTGAATCTCTGCACGGAGAAATGTGCAGGTTTCTTCAAGAGCCAGGAAACCGCAAACAGATAACGCTTCCTCGTTCTTATGTGAAAACGTGGATTTGTAGTATTGCTTTTCCTCAGTGGGTGACACTTCCAAGAAAAGAGGAGAATGAATTCCCCTATCTCAAAGCTTGGGAAGACAAGTTTTGGCAACTTGGTCCAAACATGAGGGTGCTAATTGCATCCTACGTTATATCCAACGCAGAAAAGATGATAGGATTAACCAGAAAGGTATATGAAAGCGGTTCAGCAATGCAGATACTCTTTCCTGAAGTAATTCCAGTGAACTTTAATAAGACGAGATGGTCAAACGAAAGCGCATGCATCAACAGAGATGAAAACTTCACAGAATCAACCTTCGAGGCAGCTGGCATTGGTGGAGCATCTATTTCCCGCCATTACGATATCATAATAGAAGATGACTTAGTGTATGCAAAGAAAGACGACCTTACAGGAAAGGAACTACAACCGGGGCAGGAAGATATAGATAAGGCTATCGGATGGCACAAGTTATCTCATTCACTTCTCGTTCCTGGTAAGCATACACGAATCGTGAATGTTGGAACCCGTTGGGCACGGCATGATTTAGTAGATTACATTTGGATGAATGAACCAAACTATCAGGTCTTCCAACGTGGTTGTGTAGATCTAAAGGAACTAGAACAGAAGGAAGACTGGCGATTGTGCACTCCTACATGGAAGGAAGCATATGACATTCCTCAACTTCAGACAATTCGTGATGCACAAGGAACGTGGATGTTCAGCACTCAGTATTTGCTTCAGCCTATATCCCCTGATGAAACGATATTCAAGAGGGAGTGGCTACAGCAGTATGTTGCTGATACCGAGATTCCTAAAACAGTTAGAAAGTTTACCACTGTTGACCTTGCAGAATGGTCAGATCCTAACAGAAAAACAGATTGTAACGCTGTGGTTATCACTTGCGGTTGGGACGATAAACACAACATGTGGATACTCCACTATGACCTCGGGAGATACGACCCAAGCAAGGTTATTAAACTGATGGCTATGCACTGGGAGAAATTCAAACCAGAGGCAATTGGAATAGAAAGTGTTTACTACCAAAAGGCTGTTGCCCACTTTGCAAGGGAATATATGTTTGAGGGAAAGATACCGATGATGACAATCCGCCAACTCAAGCCAGAATCAGGAGCCAGTAAAGAGGTAAGAATACGTGCACTTGAACCTCTTGCTTCCAATCTCGCCATTCACTGTAAACCTACCCACACCGCCTTTATCAATGAATTCATAGATTACGTTCCAAATAATAGATTATGCAAGAAGGACATCCTAGATGCCCTTGCCTATCAAATCCAAATTGCCCGTCCTGGGCAACCTTTACCTCCTACAGCTAAGGATAGGAATGAGTTCGTAACGGTGGGAACAATGGATCAATTCCTAGAAAAGGTATGGACGAGAACCAATCCAGTAGACAGGTTTGGGAATAAGGGAGTTAATCCTTATCCCTTTCTTGAACCAGGAGTAAATCCAGATTACCTTAGTGATTACAATCCATACGCTGATCCTTACTATGGGCTGGATGGGAATGTTAGTCCATAAATTTAGATATTAAAAATACGAGAGAGGTGAGAAATGCCTTTAACAGATACTGGGCGGGAAGTGTTAGCAAACATGAAGAAGAAATATGGTGATAGGGGAGAGGAAGTGTTCTACCGCTCCATTAACAAGGGTGTTCCTGGAAGTAGTAAGTGGCATGGAGGAAAGAAGAAACAGGGAAAGAACGCCTATACTGAGGCATTGAAGAAATGAGTGAACCAGATTGGCATAAAAGAATCTTGGATAAAAAGTGGAAGGAATTAGAGAAGCGTGGGTTCAAGCGTCCTGAGAGTAAGGAAGAAAATGATAAGAGAGCAAAGGAAGCCCATGGTTAGTGAGGTCAGACATGCCAGATGAAGCAGTGAAATTCAATACTATCGATTACTGGAAGGCAGAGATCAGGATGGGTGTTCGATATCGTCAGATCTTTGGAAGAAGTCATGAGTGGATAAGGTATAAAAACATGTATCGAGGATACTGGCAGAAGGGTATCGTGCCCGTCAACATCATCTATGCGATTGGACGTTCCCTCATTCCTCAAATCTATTTTAGAAATCCTAGAGTAGGAGTGCACACTAAGAAACCAGGTTATGCCATCCACGCTTTGGTCATGGAGAGAGTGGACAACTATCTCATACGGGAGACTGCCTTGAAGCCTGAGATGAAATCTTGTGCCCTCGATTGTTACCTTAGCGGTAGAGGTCCTGGCATTGTAGGTTATGACTCAGAATATGGGTATAATCCTAGTTTCCTCGCCTCGGAGTATTCAGACCTAACGTTGTCTTCATTTAGTGATAAAGGAGAAAAAATAGAGTATAGTGATAATGTTAAACCAGGGTTTCCTTGGTTCATGAGGTGTAATCCCCTAGATTTTGTAGTTCCTTGGGGCACACAACGGTGGGAAGACGCTCGTTGGTTCGCCTTTAGGAAGATGAGGATGTTGAAGGACATCAAGGAAGACCCAAAGTATAAGAAAACGGATGGATTGGCTGGAGTATATCGGAGTAGATTGGACTCATCTGTTGAAGGAAGACCAGAAGCAGGGATTAGGGGATATGAAGATGACGCAAAAAACGAATGGGTAGAGCTTTGGGAGATACATGACAAGAGAAGTGGGCATATGTTTGTGCTTTCTCTAGACCATCCAACATTTCTGAGGGCGGAATTTGACTATCTTCAGGTTGAGGGGCTGAGTGCGGAGGTTCTTGGCTTCAATGAAGACCCCGATTACTTCTGGTGGACGCCAGATTGTCGCTTAATTGAGGTTCAGCAAGATGAAATCAATGATATCAGGACAATGGCGAAGAAACACCGCCGAGTAGCCCTCTTGAAAGTCCTTTATGACAAGGGAATGTTGGGTAAGGATGCCCTATCCAAACTTTTGGATGAAGATCCTAAGGCAGCTGTAGAAATAGATGCAGGAGCCAATGGAGATGTTCGTAAAGCCGTTGCCTTATTTCAGAGTCACGTTCCTCCAGATCTCATCGAGGCAGCTCGTGAGGTAAG